CATGTGACCCTTGCGACAGCCGATGCGTTGCTCATCCTCGACGCCGGGATGCGAGGCCAAGTTAACTAATTTCACCCACCAACAACCATGCCCAAACCTAATCACTACACAGTCCGAGCTTGCGCCGAACTCAAGATTGAAACCTTTTCCACCGAAAGGGGATCCGAAAAGGAATTCAACAAGAAGGCGAAAGCACTAATCGTCCTCGCTAAAGCCATAGGGGTCGAACTTTGGATTGACGAAGTCCTCGTTGAAGAATAATTCTCACCCACCAACAACCATGCCCAAAGAAAGAAACATCCACCCCGTCCTCGTCCGTATTCTTATTGATCGCTATGAAGATAGCGGAGAGGGTTATATGTCCCAAGCCGATGCATTGTCGTCAGCGAAGGATTATCTCGCTACGCTGATCTCTAACCCGGCAACCGATAAGCTCAAGGACGGAACCATTGACCGCAGTCTCGTTGCTAAGGCCGAAAGGTTTGACGTAATCGGGGAATGGGTAGAGGACAACGGCGAGGAGTGTGACGGCGAAGATACAGGTCGATGGACTATATCTTTTGAAATCGTCGCTTGCTTCATCGTCGTAGCAAGCTCAAGAAAGGAAGCCGAGGAAATCACCATGCAGGAAATCGAAAGCATCATCTCAGACCCGATGTGCGATAGCGTAGAGGATTGGGCATGCAACTTTTCTTCCGACATCCTCAGAGCCGTAACCAAATAACTTTCACCCACACAAAACAACCATGCCAAAAGAAACAAACATCAACACCGGGCGACAGGATCTAGTCGCCTTCCTCAACGCAATCGGCAACGTGACCGCTGACCGGATCAACCCGGCCTTTAAGTCTAAGTATGCCTCGCTTGCGGAGATCCTCGACACAGTTAAGGCCGAGGCCTCTAAGCATAACCTAGCGGTGCTTCAATCCCTCTCGTCCTACGAAGGACAAGTCCGGGTTAACACTTGCTTTATACACGCCTCCGGGGAAACCTACGAGGCCGGATCTCTCGCCATCAAGTCGGAAGGCCTCGACGCCCAGAAGCTCGGAAGCGCCATCACTTACTTGCGCCGGCAATCTATCCAGACGGCATGCGCCATTTCCACCGACATCGACGATGACGGCGCCAAGGCCTCCTCACCCTCCCCGGCGAGCAACAGGTCTGTGCAAGCCAGCGGTGCATGGCATCACTTCATCCCGGGTGATAAGCTACCGAAGGCCAAAGAGTATCTCGTATCGAAGGGTTGGCTCCCAGCCGATGCCGGCCTCGATGCGCTGGGCAATCAGTATCAGCTCACGATCTCCGAAAACCAAACCGCCTTTCTCAAGGCCATCTCCAAGTGAGCCGGGACGACACCACGGATCTAGAGAAGGAGGTCACTCACCTCCGCCTTGCCCTTCACCACGCCAAGATGCAGGTCGAGCGCCTGACTGCTGTATCCCAACATTTTATCATTGAGGTAAAGGCAACCCGGGATGAGCTTCAGGCCACCCGGGAGGATCTCGACCGGGCGAACGAAACCCTCGCAAAGCTTTTCAAGGAGCGCGTCTAATGCCCGAGATCCCCGCCAACCCACCTACCGCTATGGAACACATGGCGGCAAAGATGCCTAGAGAGAGTCACGCCTTGTTCGTAGTCATTGATGGGAGGGTCGAGAACCCGGAGTTCGTCGTATGGGATAAGGACTCGTTCAAGGAAGAACTCTGGAAGTGGAAGCGCCGGGAGGTCAGGGTGTCCGGTCGCCACGTTGAGTTCTGGGCAAAGCATGGTCGCGCCTTCTGTCGCTTTAACCCTAACGCCGTATGAAGAAGATCTCTAAGCCCAATCCTGTTCCGTCCGGCATCTACAAGCTGAACGCTATGACTCCAGAACCATACGCCCTGTTCATCTATCTGGACGGGATCCCCTACGTCGAAACCAAAGCCAAGCGCATGGCGGCTTTCACCGAGGCGCTCGCGATCTGGAAGCGCGATAACCTTGCCTCGCTCCGGCCTCCGGTGTCCGTCCGCTATTTCGTCAAGACGGAGCTTTACATAAACGAAGTCCGCTTCTAACATTTTCCTATGCACAACAAAGACGCCGCCGCAAAGCACCTACAAAGCATTGAACGTCAACTCGGTTCGCTTGAATACTTTTGCGACACCGAGATCGTCGGGGATGATGCTCGTCATCTCCTTACCGACATCCACTCCGCCCAGCGCGAACACATCCGCGTCCTAAGCGAGCCGCCGGAGACAGTCGCGGATCTCAAGCCGATGTATGATCGCCTCAAGCGGATCAACTCCTCCGTTAAGGTCATGCGCAATACCCTCTCTCAATGTGAGCGCGCCATAAATCAGGCGCTTGACTCTTGCGACAATCTCGCCGACACGATCGCTCAGGCCAATCCAAACGCCGACGAAGATCTCTGACCCTTTTCCCTAACCACCAAACAACCAAACCAAAAACAAACATGCCCAACATCATCAAGACTCGCGCCGAATACGACGCAACGATAGCCATCAACTGCTCCGGGATGAAGGAGCTTTTGAAGTCCCCGGCTCACTACAAGGCCTCGCTGACCGCAGAACGAACCGAAAGCAAGGCGCTCCGTGTCGGATCTCTCGTCCACCACATCGCCTTAGAAGCAACCCCGGCTCACGAAAAGTATGCCGTCACCCCGGAAGGCCTTGACCGCCGGACAAAGGAAGGCAAGATTGCCTACGAGATCTTCACCGCCGCATCTGCCGGCAAGGTCATTATGAGTTCCGATGAGTGGGATCTCGCCGACAAGGTTGCCTCCTCCATGTTGCTAGCCCAGCAATCCCTAGGGGTGAAGTTCACCTCGACCGAGTTCATGTTCTCGGTGGACTATTGCGGAACCACCCTCAAGTCCGCTATCGACGCCGTAGGTGATGACGGCTATCTATACGACCTCAAGACCTCCGAGGATGCTAGCCCCAAGGGTTTCCTCCAATCAGTCCGGTCATACCGCTACAACCTTCAGGCATACTTCTATCGCATCGCCTATGAGGCCGCTTTCGGTATCCGCCCCAAAGGTTTCCGCTTCATCGTCGCCGAGAAGCAAGCTCCCTATGCCTTTGCCATCTATGAGCTTGGCCCAGAGCTTATGACCTACGCCCTGTCCGATTTCGAGGATGCGCTCAAGTCCTACAAGTCGTGTGTCGCCTTAGACGAGTGGCCGGGTTACGGCTCCGAGATCCGGGTGCTCGACGTGGGCGCCAAGACAAGCAACGCAACCCCAATCAACTTTGCTTGATGGCATCCATCGGCCCGCTATCACTTATAATCATTTCCCACCAACCAAATACCACAATGAACCCACCCAACAACGAACTGCCCCCTCTCAAGAACATCGAGAAGTCCGGCACCTACATCCTGAAGCTTATCAAGCCCAAGGACGAAAAGATCAACGAACGCTTCAAGACTAACAAGCGAGGGTTCTCCTCCTGCCGATTGTTCTTCGTGGACGGAGACGGCAACTGCATGACCAAGAACTACTCTGTCGAGTTCGGCAAAGGCCTCGCCATGCTAGTCGGTAAATACACCGGCAAGTTCAGCCCAGAGCCGTCTAAGGAAATGTCCGTCGAGATGCTCATCCAATACGTCTCTCCCGCTTTCGGTCGCAAGGCCAACGTGGAGCTTGACGTAACCCCGGACAAGGAGTGGAACGGCAGGATGCAATTCAACTACAAGATGACCAAGATCGTCGCTCACGATGAGGGTATTTACGGAAGCGCGCCCGAGGCCTCTGAGGACGTTCCGTTCTAAACCCCCGAGGATCTTTCCCAGCATGAACACAGTCGTTCTCATTACAGGTTATGCTCGCGCTGGGAAAGACACCCTCGCCGAGGGGATCTTCCTTGCCGCAACCGAGCCGGCATTTCATATCAACTTCGCAGACTCGCTCAAGCAAGCTTGCGACGCTTACATGCAGATCCTTGAGGTCGGTGGATCAGGCGCTACAAAGACATTCCGAAACGAGGCCTTTAAGGTCAAGCACCGGGACTTCCTTGTAGCCGCTGGCACGTTCGCCCGGGATCTCGACCGGGACGTGTTCGCTCTTTCTTTCTGCCGTCAATGCAAGCGCCTAGCAGACTCCCACCCGGGACAAAACATAACCATTGTCTGTTCCGATTGGCGCTACTTAAATGAATACGGCATCGTCTGTTCAATTCTAGGTGGCGCTTACGGCTGGCGAGTTTACACCGCCCAGATATGCACGACCGACGTGCATGCCGCCAACGAGGAGGAGGGGAAGTCCATCGGGGAAATCGTCCGCAACATCCCGGTCAACCTCAATTACTCATTCGTCCAAGAAAGCAAGCAAGCTATTTTGTCTGAAGGGAAAAGTCTGGCGCGACAGCTTGGACTCTGACTTCAAGATGGTCTGCGACAACTTCAGCTCACAACCATTAGGACTGAAGGAGCGATGCGAGATCCTTGGCATATCCTTAGCCCGGGCTCAGTTCCTGATAGCTTGCGCCCGAGAGGACGTTATCCACACTCGCTCAGGGCGTAGGATCGACCGAGGCCAGACGATCCCTTACGATCCGGGTGTCCAGATCCGTGAAGCTTTCCGGCTGGGCATAGGCCTAAGCGATACAGCCGCTATGATGGAAATGTCCGAGGCCGAGATCCTCGCCTACGGATTGCCTTTCACAAAGTCATCTTCCTATCCACCGCCTTGGAGTGGTAGTCCGATCTACAACCTTTTCCCGCCGGAGCAGATTGACCCGATCAAGTGCTTCCGCTAATCCTATGACCACAAAGCCCACCAAGTTCGTATTCGCCTCCGATAGCCACGGGGACATGGCAGACCCCGAAAGCTTACAGGCGCTTTATGCTTACTGTAAGGACTTCAAGCCGGACATCCGGATTGCCGGAGGTGACCACTTTGACATGAGATCTCTCCGCAAGGGAGCTATGTCCGATACGGAGGGGGCAGAGTCCTTGAAGGAAGATGTCGAAAGTGGCATCGACTTCCTGCGTCGCTTCCGGCCTACATACTTCCACAAGGGAAATCACGAATACAGACTAGCGGCTATGGCTCGTCAGCATCCATCCGCAGTCGTGCGAGATTATTGCTCAGACCTTGAAGCGCGCATTGACCGGGAAGCTCGCAAGGCCGGGGTGAAGCAAATCCTGCCCTATCACGGCAAGCGTGGCCTCCTACGCATCGGGCCAATCTCATCCCATCACGGCATCGGATCTAATCTTACGAAGCTTGGCATGCACTACGCAACCGAAGGCGGACTGTTTATGTGCGGTCATGGTCACGCCGGACATCAAGTAAATCTCCCCAAGCACAATGGCGGAGCCGCTTACATGGCGCCATGCCTTTGCCGGATTGACGATATGGAATACGCCTCCAACTATCTAGGGACGGCGCGCTGGAACAACGGGTTCATCGCCGGATGGTTCCAAGGATCCGATTGGAAGGCGTGGATCATCCACCGCATCGGTGACCGCTGGCTATGGCAATCGGACTTGACAGTATGGACACCGCCGGTGAAGAAAGGATCTAAACTATGAGAAACCTAAACAAGCCACCACGCTACAATGTAGCCAGCATCCAAGCCCAGCAAACGCTTGGCGTAAATGTGATGCAGTGTAATGAAGAAGGACATTATGTTGAGTGGCGTGACTACGCTTGGTTGCTTACAGAAAAGCAACGCCTTGACGCCGAGGTGAAAGAACTAAAGCGTCAACCAGATCCTCTTACGGCTTACCTTTACGCCGCCGAGTTGGCAAAAGAAGATAGGAAAAAACTCAAGGCCGAGGTCGAGCGGCTCCGCAAGGCGGGAATTGCTATGGGTATGTGCTTACCAGACACCGATGAGGCAAACAAGGCATACAGAGACTTTGAAGCGGGAGGTCAGTCGTGAAAGCTAAACGTATGGCATACCTCCGGGCTAAGTCCGACCCGATCCTCTTAGCGGTCATCTCCGAGATAAACAAAACTGCCGTCAAGCCAGACCCCGGTTTCCTAAAGGTCGAGGATTGGGCAGAGCGATGGCAAATGACCCCGGGGCGAGCCACGGACTACATCAAGCGCGCCGTCTCCTCTGGGATCCTCGTCGTCCGCAAGTTCAGGGTAATCACAAAAGGTCGCCTGAGAGTCCTAGCTCATTATGGACTCCCGGACATCAAGCCGTCTCATTTAGTTAGACATCGGCGCCGACCTTGATCTTTCTTTAGCACTTTCCACCAAACCATGCCCAACCAACAAACAGCAGACATCGAGCGGTTCCTGCTCGGAGGAC